CCATAATTTTAAACTAATGAACCTGACCTCCATGCTCCACCTACCCAAGCATATATTAAATTTAAACTACCTGTACGAACAAATCTAAATTCACCCTCTTTACCTGTATGAACAGGAGCAGTAGAACCTGTAGGAGTAAAAATTGCTGAACCTGAAACTGTTAAACCAGGGGAATTGAATCTACCCATAGTAATAATATAATCTGAGGTAGCATTTATAATTGGTAAACCTGAAGCATTATTAACTGAAAATAATGAACCTGTAGTACCATCATCTACTTGAAATAATCTACCTGTAGCACCATCTATTGAAAATATAGATGAACCTGAGGATTTAATATTAGTTGAACCTGATACACCTAAAGATCCTGTGAATTGAGCAGAGGTAGCTAAAAATGAACCTGATACTCTTACTGAACCTGTAACAAATAAACTATCGGTAAATCGACCTGAGCCTGAAACCTCTAATGTATAAAATGAGGCTGTAGTTAAGATACCTACGTTACCAAAAGATCCAACATTAAATAAAATACCATTATCATTTAATATTCTAAAAGTATTAAATAATCCTATGTTAACAGAAGCAGTAACTGAACCTGTTGTTAATCTATTTGAACTGATACCAATTACTGAAGAACCTGGAATGTTTGTTAATCCTGATCCGTTACCTATAAATGATCCACTAAATGAACCTGTAGAGGAACCTGTAACAGAACCTACTAATGAACCTGATAAGGTTTGTGGGGTGGTGAATTGTTTACTGTTAAGTGTTGCCATTAGTCTCCTGATTCAAATTTACCAATACCTATAACCTCATCAGTTACGGCTAATGAATATCCTAATAAAGAGGTATTTACTACTAAAGTCGAAACACCTGCTGCTTGTACAAATGATGTAATAGCTGATTTTTCAATTAAACTACCATTACAGAAAAATGTAAAACTATTAACATCAGGTACTGGGATTCCTGAAGGTGGATTTAACCAACCTACGTTAAAAGTTGCTGTAGTACTATTAGTAACTGTACCTGTCTTTTGGTAATTAGCTACTAAATAAGTAAATACTGATGGATCAACTGAACCTCCACCACTAGAACCACCACCGGGTACTAAGTTTGAGTCAATAAAGGTTGTTGATGGAATGCTTGTTCTTGCTGATGATATCATACTTGTAGTTCCTGGGGCGTTAACAGTTTCGAAAAATAAAGTTGTTTTTGTTTTATTATTAAATTTAGATATAGCTGTAGTATCTTTTTGAATAACATCAGGAATAATATGTCCGTTTAATTTTAAAGTAAAAGTACTACGTACTACTCTTTCTGAAGATTCATTTAATTGAGTTTGAAAACCAAATGAATCAATAGAAGCTCTAAATTTAAAACGTTCAGGATCACCCCAATATGCATCTGAGGCGTAATTCATTGCTTCTACAATTCCGTTTAATTGTTCTACATAATATGTAAAAATAATAAATGTATAAGTTACAGTTACATAATCAGGAATCACAACAGCATAATATTGTTTCTCAGGTATTCTATTGTTTAATAAATCAAACCTACTGTATGCATTTTTTGTACTATAACTCTTTTGAAATATTCCATAATTATAGGGATTATTAGCATCCTGTTTATTTGCAATAGATCTATTTTTATCCATAGATTCACGTTTAAAAATAATTAACGGAGCCATCAATGATCCTTTTAAATCTCTTAAATACCCATCTTTTTGATATGATTTCCATTTTTCCGGAGAACCATATAAAACAGGAACAGATAAGATTTCACCATTATGTTTTACTGTAGGTTTAATTACGTTTTCAAGATAATAAAATATTGCCTCATCAATATCTTGAATACTAATTGTAAAAGGTTTTGTTGTATCACCTTTCCAAGATTGTTGTAATGCTCTATTTTTGGGAGAAGCTATTGCATCATTAGGATTCCCCTGAGTAACATCATAAGGTATTACAAAAGAATTACTAATTTCTTTTTGGGTTTTTGGTATAGGTTTTCTTCCAGCCATTATAATCTTTGTTTAATAATATTCAATCTATCGGCAGAAACATAATGAGCAGTACATATCACTGATAAATTGTAACCAAAATTTTCTAATCCAGGATTTAATGGATTATTACCTTGATCATCATAATATGGATAATCAGGATCTTTTCCTGTAAAGAATTGTACTATATTTTCATTATCTATTTCCCAATATGCCTCTTGCCACATTAATATATCTCCAATTTCAGGTACAATATTAGCATCTACTAAATCATCTCTTAAAAATTTAACTGTAATTGGCCATTCAAATCCAACTAATTCATCTTGAATAGGTGCTGTTTGGTCACCAACTTCAACTAATGCACTTAGTAAAATTGGACCCTGAAATGTTCTACCTGATGCTGCCTCGCCATAAATATTTACTTTAGTATCCACTAAATCGCATTTATAAAGCACTACCTCTTGGGATATGATATTCCCTATCAATTCACGATTGACGTGTCTAAATAAACTTATATCGCGACTATTACCAAAAAGACTCATTGTTTTATTTCTTTTTTAACCCAAATAAATTTACCACAAGATTTAACCTTACCATTACAAGCATTATTTAAATTACTTTGCTTTAGTCCTAATTCTTTAGCAGCCACTGCACCACTAGGCCATTCTTTTATAAAATTCATATTGATATCATATTGTAGTACAGAGATTGATTTAGTTTTTATTACAGCTTCTATATGGCATGTTCTAGAACATCCTTTATCTTTTCTAGTTTTTATTCTATTTTGAGTTGTACCTATTTTTGATTTAGATATTCTATTACAATGTTCTTGAGTTAAAGGTTTTCCTTTTAACCAATAATTACTTCTACCTAAATGACATTCTCTTTTTTTAAGTTTAGTTTCTTCACTATCATAAGATCCAAATCCCCTCCCTAATCTATTATTTAAATGTTTATTGGACAATACATCATAATATTCCCCCCAATAAATTTCTTTTTTGTCTAATTCACTTTCTAAACATCTGTCTATTATTTCAAAAATATGATTTTTAGGACCATGTTTTACTAAAGAATTATACAAACTAGGTTGATCTTTACAAGCTAATTTATGATATTTACTCCACCGTAATGGAATGTTAGTAGATTGTCCTACATAAATTCTACCATTTGGATTTGTAATTTTATATATTCCTACCATATTATCCTATATAAATTGTCATTGGAACTTGTGCTATTTCAGTATTGCGAGCTGTAGATTCTGCTGCTTTTCTTTCAAGTAATGATTGGCGTGAAGTTGTATCTAAATAATCTCTTAATCTTGTAATTAATGCTTCTTTATCATTTGCTGCTGATGATAAAAGATCAGCTTGATTTAAAGTTACTTCAGCTCCTGGAATTGGTACTGTAGAGTATTTACCTCTAATATAACCTAACATTTCTTTACATAATGCTAAAGCATACTCAAAAATCCAACTTCTTCCAATTGAGTTTATTTGAGTATATCTTGGATTGCTATAAGGCATTTTAGATAAATTACTAATAGTACCAGGAGCAGAAGTTACAGCAGCATTGTTTCTATCATCTATTCTGATATAATTAAACCATACTTGTATTCCTTCATCGCCACCTCCTGGAATTGGAAATATTCTTAATTTGTTGTTTGAAATTTGGAATGTGTAATTAGACATTCTAATTTGGTTACTCATCTCAATAGCTTGTATATTAGCTATATCATAACTTGTAGGCATTAAAAGGAATGAAGTTGCAGGACCAAATCCTGCTAAACCTGCTAAACCAACAGCACTTGTAGCTCCAGGAGCTAAACCAGCCCAAGGACTATATAATTGATTAATTGCTGGTATTTGTTCGTAAAAGATTTTTTTAATTTCAATACCACCTGTAATATTACGATCAACCGCCCATTGTTTTAAATCATAATCTTGTATACTTGAAGTTAAGTAAATTGAACCACTTAACCAATCAATTTGTCCTCCAGTACCTGCTTCAGCGGCATACTGTTGAGACATTCTAATAACAGGTGCTAAACTTGGATTAACTAAAGATTGATTTAAATTAGAGCTTGTTGTGTTTCCTTCTAAAGATAAATAGTTATCTCTTGCTTGAAACGAGTATAATTCATTTCCGTAAACAGTTACAGCTTCTTCAAAAGCAGTATAAAATGATCCTGATTGTAATTCAACATCAACTAAAGGATAACCTAAACGTTGAGCGCAAAATCTAGCTACTTTATCTGCATCCTGTTGGAATTGAAATTCATTATCATAAAACCCAAAAGGTGTGTCTCCTGGAAAAAAAGTGCTGTTGCCTGACCAAATTGGAATGTTTGCCATAGTAATATTCTGTTATAAATATTAAAATGGCTCAGAAATGTTAAGCTAAGGAACTTGATCTCCAACGTCCTGCCATCCACACAAATATTACTTGATTTCCACTAACATTTCCAAACAAGAACTGACCATCTGAACCACTAAATATAGGAATAGAGGAAGCTGTTGGTGATAGAATTGCTCCTGAAGGTGAAGTTATTTGTACTAAACTAGAGGTATAAACATTTATAATATCTGTATTAAAATGTCTTATTGAAAAATTACTACCTGTTGCTGAGGATGATGGGGAAGTAAGTATTGTCCATACTCCATTTTGTGCTCCTGATCCTATAATAGGACCATTCATTACAATAGAAGTAAAATTGTTTTGGGAAATTGCTGGTAATCTTAAGTTTTCATTATAATTACCTCCTTGAGGGTTCATAATAAAAGCAGTTGCTTTTATATCAAAAGCAGCACCATATCCACCAGTACCTATAACTGAACCTGTATTAAAGGCAAAAGACATGCTTGTAGTACCTGCTACTTGTTGTGCTATAAGATTTGTAGTTGAACCTGATGAAAATCTTAAGAAATCAGAAGCTACATCTAAAGATAAACCTACTGAACCTGTTTCTAATCTTAATGAACCAGTACCAGCAAATGAACCCGTAAATGAACCGGATGTATTTGAAGAGGATATATTTAAATTTGTTAATCCTGCTCCATTACCAATAAATGATCCTGTAAATGATCCTGTAACTACTGTAGATCCACCAAATACTGTAGTACCACCATTTTGTTGTAATACAACACTTGAACCTGTTAAATATAAAGGTGCAGAAGATGAACCAATTAATAATGAATTACCTTTAGTAGTTTTTATAGTTCCTCCAGTATCAAACAACAATGCTGCTGAACTTGTACCATCCCCTATGTAAATCTCGTTTGTATTATTACCAATACTAACATTACCACTTACAGATGATAATACTAAATCACCAAAATTATTTAATTGAATACTTGCTCCTGGGGTTGATGTACTTCCTGTAAAGAAAATACCACTATTGTTATTTAAATTTAATCTACTGCCTGAAATTAATCCAAAGCTACCAGTATTAAATTGAGCATTAGCTCCACTTACAGAAGATGTTACATATAAACTATTACCTATTAATGTAGATGAACTTACAACACTTGCTGTAATATTACCACTGTTTATTTGAGCATAAGATGCTGTAAATGGTCCTAAATTAATTCTACTACCTGTAATAAGTAAAGTAGTATCACTAGAACCTACAGTTAAAACTACATTTTTACCTGCTTCACCTTTAATAGCTCCATTATAATCAAATACAATATTTGCTGAACTAGTTCCATCACCAATGTAAATATCATGTTTATCTTTAGCTAAGTAAACACTACCAGAAACACTATCAATAACAATGTTTCCTTTGTTATCTAAAGAAATACTCCCACCACGATCTAAAAAACTAGAAGTATAGTTAGTACCTCCAGCTAATGTAAAAATTGTATTAAATGAAGTACCAATAGAACCTGAAACTGAACCTGAATAAGAACCTGATTGGAAAATAATTCCGTTGTATCTTGATCCAGTAAATGATGCATTAAGGGCAAATATTGTACTATTAATAGTATAAAATAATAAACTAGAACTTAATACACTGTTTATTTTATTACCTAATAATACAAAAGCACTTGCCGATACTGAACCTGTTCCAAAATAGTGTAAACTTCCTGTTGAAGGTGGTACTGATCCTGTTGCATCATAACCTGATGCAACAAAAAACCAACTTGTACTTGCTGATAAAATTCTAAAAGCATCACCGGCTGTATCTCCAAAAGGAATTAATGAACCAGTATCAACATAGTTTTGTGCTTTTAATCCAGCTACTGCTAATGTATTATCATTAAAATAAATAGCACCATCAGGTTGTAAAGCAATATAAGAACTAGTATAATTAGTAGTTACTAAATTATTAATTTTAGCATTACTTGCACTTACAACACTAGCTGAAATAAAATTTGAACTAATACTTGCTGTAATAGAACCACTAGTAATATTAGCAAAACTTGAACTAAAAGGTCCAATTGCTACGTTACTACCAGTAATATAAACTGTACTGCCTGATATGTTTAATCTTGAATCGCCTGAACCTAAAGTAATTTGGGCATTACTTCCTGATTCGGATTTAATAGCACCGTCTCTATCAAAAATTATATTAGCACTAGCCGTACCATCACCAACATAAATGTCGTTAGTTCCAG